CCCCACTTATCGCCCTTCAATATAAGTTGCGCTCTCCACTCCTTTCGGTTTTGGGTGTGATCAACAAATGTAACTGAATTAGTTTTGTTATTAATTTGAGTTATATACACGTTTTTTCTCCTTCTTTTGTAATAGTCATCATTGCCTAGTATACATATTATATATTTTTGATATTATTACAATACCTAAATGTACTTTTTTTTATTTCACGTTTTTTCCTTCCCAGAAAGAGTGCATTTAGGCAGAGAATGAAAGGATTGTAATGAAGGCATTTGTAGTAAGATTAGATGACAAAGTGTACAGTAAGTTAAAAAAAGAATCGAAAAGAAAAAGAATTTCTATGAATAGATTAGTAGAACATTACTGTGACGTGTCGATCGGTGATGATAGTAAATTTAAACAGTTGTTTGGTTAATGTTTGGTAAGACAGCAATAGCACTATGGATATTAGTGGAGTCAATCTATCCTCCACCAGGTAACGATATCTTTATTGGAAAGTATCCTAACTGCCAGAATGCACAGGAAATTGTTGCTGATTGGATCGAAAAACATCATAAGCCAGAAGGATATTATGGGTGGGTATGTTATAAATGGGGCGAACACTTGAGATTAATGAAAATGGTGCGGAGTGAATAAATACAGAGCAATTAGAACCGAGGTAGATGGAATCATGTTTGCCTCAAAGAAAGAAGCACTGCGATACAAGGAGCTGAAGTTCCTATTACAGGAACAGAGAATATCAGACCTGGTGTTACAGCCAAAGTTTCCTATTCAAGTAAATGGAAAGAAAATATGCACCTACATCGCTGACTTTATGTATAACGAAGATGGTAAACAGGTTGTCGAGGACGTTAAAGGGGTAAAGACCTCAGTATATCGGATCAAAAAGAAATTAACTGAAGCTATATATAACATAACAATTAAGGAGGTATAATGGCTGATCTAAACGTAGTAAATCCAAAACATTATCAACAGGAAGGTCAAGAGAGTATCGACAATATCAGAGATAGAGTTGGGTACAAAGGATTCAAAGGGTTCTTACTTGGCAATGTACATAAATATTTGTATAGGTTTGAATACAAGCATAAGGACTTAGGAGACCTGGAAAGACGTGAGGCTATGCGAACAGACTTGAAGAAGGCTCAATGGTATCTGTGTCGATATATCGGACTTCTGGACTATGAAATAAACGAAGTAAATAGATTACAGGAGAATCAAGGAGACGATAAAACTGATGGAGATGCACCAAGTGACGTTGAAATATAATCATGGAGGCGAGACCCATAGACTGTTGGCAATAGAAGCTGCGGAGTTTATGTTGGATTGTCTGAATAACGATATGAAGTTAAAGGATATACAGGATATGTATCTAGTGAGAAAAACAACTAACCTTACCTATGGTGGTGTATTGCAGCAGCTAATAAAAGAACACGTTGACTGCCATAACAGATTAGCCAATGGTAACAAAGTATAAACCTCATCAGTTAAAATGCGATTGGTGTGGGAGATTATTCTGGAGTGACGAACCTTTTGTGGTGACAGGTAATAGAATAGTATTAGAGAATAAATGTAATGAACAATTTGTTAAGAATGGCTACAGACTACGAAGAGAAGAGACGCAAGAAGATACTGAGTAACGGAGTGAAGAATAACGTCCAGAGTGTTTACAGCACAGGACCATTCACTGTTATTCCTTCTCGAGCTTTGAATGATAAACGATTCATGAGACAACCACACAAACTCATGGTGTTATGTATTATTTGTAGTAGTGCGAATAATTATACCGGAGTATGCTATCCATCTCAGCAGTACATAGCTAATAGAATCCAGAGAACTCAATCCACTGTATCCAGAGCCATCACATCTCTACTCGAATGGGGATACATCAATAGACTTCGGAAAGGTTCACCACTAATCACCAAGCCTTCTCGATATGGTAAGTCAAGTATCTATAGAGTAATGTATGATCCATCAATGAGCGACAGAGAAGTATATTCGAGAGCATTAAATAAAGATGAAGAGTTGCAAGCTCAACAGGAAAAAAATACAATAAAGCTCATGGAAAAAAAGAATAATAAAGACAATCAAATATGCACCACACGCATATCAGAACATGCACCAGATGAATATAAAATAAGACACAATAGAACTAGACTAAATAAGAATATAAGGAGTACTATTAAAGAGAATAAAATAAATGAATTGGAGATGATGAAGGAATACCAGAAATTGCATTTAGAAATCTACAAAGTGCAGTTCATTCCAGATCGAAGAGATTGGCAGCAGATGTTGAAGCTGATCGAATACCAGGATCAATACGATCTAACTAAAAAGATAAGAAGTATATTGAGAGGTAAGAAGAATCCAAGTAAGCCTCCGCTGTTTCCTATCTCATACATACTCAAAGCATTGGAGCCAGAGCCTCAGAGTGCAAAGGATGTCATCAAAGATCTGGCAAAGGCCATGAGACCTAAAAGGAGATTGAAGTTTGATTAGATTTAGCAACACTAGAGTGAAGTCTAGAAATGCAAAGCAAGGAATACGTAGCAATCCACTCGTAATAAAAAAAATAGACGTGGTGTCTAGAGGCATACCTAGGGGGGGTGGGGTGCGTATACGTATAGGGGGGTGCCTCAAAAATATTTTTCAACTTTTTACAAGGAGATTTTCATGGTTGATAGATTAAATGCAGTTGTCCCACTTGAGGGAAAAGATGGCAAGACGTATTGGCATAATATTGGTAAGGCTTTTCAAAATAAATTAGGAGGATGGGATATTATATTTAATTCTCTTCCGATACAGACGAAGGACAAGAATGGGGCTTTGATTATGAAGGTAATGCTATTACCTCAGAAAGACAATTCTACATCCCCTTCGCCAAAACCTACTAATCAATTTGACGACAACGTGCCGTTCTAATGGTTAAGAGAGTTCTTCCACGTCTGGATAATTTTGCGAGTGTCCGCCAGATCAAGAGAAAGATCAAGGGCAGCGATGTTATTTATAAAAACCGAGAGGCATTAGCGAGTGAGCTGATTAATATTGGTACTGCTAATATCTCGGATGTCGTTGAATGGGAAGGTGGTATCGCCAAGGTCAAGGACGTGAAGGACATACCAGAACATGCTTTATCAGCTATCAAGAGAGTTCGTATTCTAAAAGATGGTACGTTAGATATCGAGATGGTTGATAAGGTGCGTGTTTTACAGATGCTAGCGAAGAGTGCAGGTTTATTGGATCAAGAATCCGAGGGTGACAAGCCTGCGGTCATAGATATAAAAATGGTAGGACCTACCGAGGAGAAGGAGTAATATGTTAACAGATCGGCAAATTAAATTAATTAAACCACCTACAACAGGACGTAAATCATACACTGATAGGAATGGATTATGTCTAAGAGTAACTGCGAATAACCATAAGAGTTGGAGTATTCAATATCGTCACAATGGACGTAAGTATAGATATACTTTGGGTAAGTACCCTTTGATATCATTAGTGGATGCTCGTAGATTAACGATACTAAAACTAAGGGAGATCATTTATGAAGATGTACAGAATGCTAGAGGAAAAACAAAAGGAAGTGCATAATCTCCAGATGAGGTTAAAGAAATGCATTGAGGAAAAAGAGAAGCTCAAGAATGGTAAAACATAAGTTATTAGATTTATTTTCTGGTATTGGTGGTTTTAGTTTAGCAGCTGATAAGTTTGGCATTGAGACTATTGCCTTTGTAGAAAAAGAACCTTTCTGCCAAAAAGTCTTGAAAAAACATTGGAACGATGTTCCGATTATTGATGATATAAGAAAAATAAAAGGAGAAGACTATGATTCAGCAACGATTGTTTCCGGAGGATTCCCCTGCCAACCCTTCTCGGTCGCAGGCAAACGCAAAGGACAAGATGACGATAGATACCTCTGGGATGAAACTATTAGAGTTGTTGCCGAGTGTAAACCGAGGTGGTTTATTGGAGAAAATGTTGACGGACTTGTTAACATCCAAAACGGCATGGTACTCCGACAGGTGCAAGATGACCTGGAAAAAGAGGGTTTCCAAGTCCAATGTCTTGTTATTCCAGCTTCAGGCATCGGTGCTTGGCACCAAAGGAAAAGAGTCTGGATTGTGGGCCACTCCCAACACAATGGATCATCTACCACCAAGGAGCAAAGAGGGAACACTCAAACTTCAACAAGGTCACAGAAAAGGGAGAACTCGTCCCTCCAATCTGAGGGAACAAGTAGATCCAGAAACGATGGCAATGTATCCAACACCATCGGCGAGTTGTCAGATGGATGTAGTAGCACCACCAGACACAGTAAATCAGAACTCAAAGGGATGGTCAGTGACGAGGCTAAAAACTGGAACAAAGTTCGGAGCGAAACTGAACGATGTGATCAACAAACTAGATCACGAGGGGATGTATCCACCTCCAATGGCGAGGGACAAGTCAGTTCCATCAGTAGCCCTCAAGGACAACGTACATGGTGGCAAACTGAATGCTCAGTTCGTGGAGTTCCTCATGGGATATCCTACGAATTGGACAAAGATAGAGCCAATCGAATAAAGGCACTTGGTAATTCCATAGTGCCTCAGATTGCCTATCAATTATTTAAATCAATAGTAACCGTAACTAAGGAGGACGACAATGAGCAAGTCTATTGGTGTTAAAATATATGTAAAATTAGTTGAGGAGAATGAAAAAACATACCTCACATTTGGTACTGAAAAAGATGTTTCAGAATGGAAAGAAGAGTTCAGTAAATGGGAAGAAGAAGAAGACTTCTCTGTGGAAAATGACCGCATCGAAGAAATAGGTACAACGGATGACGTTGAAAAATTACTTACTAATATTAACCAATTAATAGAGGAGCACTATGAGGAGTAATGACCCACGATTCATACATTGCGAACAAGCAATGAATGATTGCCGTCACCAAGCACGAATGTCTAGAGTGAAAGGTGATGACAACAAGGCTATGTGGTATGAGACACAAGCCGACTACTACGAAGAAATGCTACTGCAAGGTAGAGAATACGAACCATTATTTTAAAGGAGATATAATGTTAAAAGATATTGACGGCTTTGACTACTCAGATGACAAGGACGATGATGATGATGACTCACGAGAGCGAGAGTATGCTCAAGAAGAAACAGTGAAGTTAATCACTAATCTAGAATCTGAGATTGTTAATAAACAAAATCTGTTTGTTGGTGCTATGACAACCCTCATGGATGCTTGTTACTTTCATGCACCACAAGATTCAAGTGCTACACATTTAATATTAACGGCACATCAGAAAGTGCTAGAAGCAAGAAAGAGAGTGAAAGATGACTGAACCAAATAACATAGATATCAATCAGTATATTGAATATGATGAGGGTAAGAATATGAGAATCTATTTTAAAAGAACTCAGTTTATTCAAGATGCTGAAGAGTACTTACGAAATGATAACCCTGATTATGAGATAGTGGGGATTGATGACTAAAGAACTCTTTGCTTTATACCTAACTTTTTCTACACCAACTGGTGTGGAAGAAAGGTTTGTCATGGGTCGAGAGAATTGTGACAACCTAGAACCGATCGTTGAACAAGAGTTTAAACGATTGAATATTAACCGAGATGAATTACAGCAATCTGGATACATGTGTATTGGTTGGAAGTTCCATCTTATAAGACAAAGGAATAATCATGATTGAACCAGTGATCATAACCTTTTGGATTGAAGTTAACTCTCGGTTATACGAGAAGACTATACCAAAAGTATACAATGAGTGTGAACCTATCGTCTCTCAAATCTATGAGCAGTACGAAAAGTCTAACGGCAAAATCGTTGCAGTAAAGTGTGACACATATCAACAATACAAAGAGAAAAGGAGTTACTTCAATGGCAAAAGGTAATGGAACAGCAATAAACGATGACGAGATTCTTTCTGATGTAGAGATAGTCTATGCATTAGCTAAGATAAAACACTTCAAAGATATAGTACAAACAGTATCAATTAAAAGATATTCTCAAGAAGAATATGTTGATGTTGTCGAAGCTATCTTTGAGGATATATTTAACCCACGAACTGACAAGGAGAAACAATAATGGGAGATAAACAAATTAAAGTACAAGATATTATTGAGTTATTGGAAGAGCCTATAGACTTAATTAAAACAATGACTACTGACCCAACAGAAATAGAGAGTATTATAAATGTTGCTTTATATGAGTATCTCTATCCACCAAAGAAATCGATAAGGGATAGGATAATGACAACTGTTGACGATCGTCCGTGTGATACTGAAGCACCAGATAATGTGGTGAGGGTTAACTTCAAATGACTAGCTGCAAAAGAGTGGGGTGTGATAATGAGATCACATCCTCACGGAATGTGTATTGTTCGATGTCTTGTAGTGCTATAGTTAATAACACTAAATTTCCTAAACGGATCAAGAAAGATCCAGGTGTTTTCCGTTGCAATTATTGTAACAAAGAACAACCAAGACGGAACAATACAATGAATAAGTATTGTGATAATGTCTGCCAACAGAACCATCGCAAACAGATTCGCAATGAAAAAATAGAACGAGATGAACACATGGGTAAGTCTATTGGTAAGAAGAGACTGATCATTGCTTATCTCAAGGATACTAACCAATGGTATTGTCACCAATGTAAGATAGGCGAAGAAGATGCGCCGATGGAGTTTCATCATATCGATGGGAATCGCTATCACAATCGTCTGTCAAACTCGATGGTGCTCTGCCGCAATTGTCATGGGAGGACACATAACTTCAAAGGTAGAAACAAAGGGTGTGGCCACTATATATAGTTATATATAGTTAATTAGAGATATATATAGTTAACTAGAGATATATATAGTTAATTAGAGACATATATAGTTATAAAGAGATATATATAGCTATATACTGACATATATAGAACTAGCATTAGACTAACACTAGACTACTATTAGACTATATATAGTCCCCCTCTGTATATGGGGATAGGCTATCATTGATTTCGAAATCTGACAACCCCTTGACAAAAATAAATAGAGGATGTATTTATAGGGCAAGACCCGCAAAAATATAAGGAGACGACATATGACAATAAACAATGACCCAAAAAGGTTTATACGACACACACCTTGTGAAGAGTGTGGATCATCCGATGCCAATGCTTTGTATGCTGACGGCAGTCGCTATTGTTTCTCGTGCCGAACCTACACTGAACCTCCCAAGGACAAGACCCGACTTGAGGAACTGCTCGGAGATGACACAAAAATTCAAGGCTCGGCGCCAAAGATTATACCACTCGGTATTAGTAAACCTATTACTGAAAGAAAGATAAGTCGTGAGACTTGTGAGTTCTTTGGTGTGACTACAACTAATAGTGATAAACCAGAAGTATATAAACACCACTACCCATACTATGATGATGAGGGTAATCACGTAGCTACTAAGGTCAGAAGAGTAGTTGATAAGTCATTCAGTGTAGAGGGTAAGACTGGTAAAGCTTTATTGTT